CAATCTTAATATTACCCGATAATTTCGGATTAGTTCTCAATAAGGGTTTTGCAACATTATCTAATTGGTAATTAGTTTGAGTATTAAAATTAGGACCCGCTTTAATAGTTTCATAATCAGCTATTATTGGGAATGTGTATGTTCTTAATATAAAACCGGTAACATTAGAAATACATGGTTTTGCATTTCCATATATTTGTACAACAGCTTCGCTTCCTAAGCCAATTTGGGTTCCACTTGAAACTACTGGTCTTTGTTGAGTATCTAAGCCTGAAACTTTTAATAAAGATATAGCCTCATCAATATCCTCTGCTACAATTTTAAAGCTATATTCTAAACAGCTATCGAAGCTGCTGGAAGATATGACTTCTCCGAACGATAAAGTATCTACGAAATCTTTTATGTAACTACCTGAATCTCCGGGATTATCTGTATGCAATCCATCTATGATGTATATAGGCCAAAATAAAGTCTCAACATTATTACCGGCCTGAGGTCCTTCTATTTCAGGATTACAAGAATAAAATCCGTAAAATACATTTTTTATTTTTCCATTGGCATCGAATTCGTTTGTAACTATTTCAGGTTTGATGTAATCTGCACATGCGCCATATGTAGATATGTTACCACCTGATACTAACAATCCACTAGTATCATATCCGTACCATTTAAAGTTGACTCCGTCACCTAGGTTTTCCCAAACTAAATAGCCGGTAGCATCTTCAAATACATTAGATTCAAATAAATCGTCAGGATCTTCTACAGTTGCTCCAATACTAGACTTATAAATAGGCGTGTTCAATCTAGCTAATGCTAACAGATTATTAAACGGTTGGTCGCCTTCTTGTCTAACATAAAATAAAGAAGTTTCGCTTGCAGTTCCAGCACAAAATTGAGTTATAGTAGGATCTGATAAATTAGTTTTATAAATCGAAGTTAATTCAAATGTTTCATTAGGAACTATTGTACCACACTGCCATTCAAAAATATTACCAAAAGATGCACCCCATGTGTTTACAGTAGATCGTTTATAGTAAACATTAGTAGAATTTAAAGCACTGTAAATTCCACTATCTATTTGACCAAGTTGAGAAGCACCGCTTGTACTTGCATATAAATTAGAATAATATTCACTACTAAAAAGAGGTTCATCAGTATTAACTAATTGACTTAAAGTTTTAGTCACATTACCAGCATACCATAATGTTACATTTTGATAATCACCTGAACAATATGCTCTAGAATTCGTAGCATATTTAACGTTTATAGACGATGATGTAGACACAATTCCACACTCAATAATATCTATAATTTCACCAGAAAGATCTATTTCTAAAATTCTAGATGCAGAACTATCAGATACTGGTACTAAATTTATAATAGAACTAGATGGAATTACTTTGTTGACTAGACTTGAATCGTAATAAATAGAATCACCTGGAACTGCCGGAATTTCAGGCGTAGAATCAGTAGCAGGAATTGCATTAATACGTGCAACTAATTGAGACACGTTATTCGCTTGAGAAGTAGAACCATATGCTAAATTGTTTTTAGCGGCAAAACATATTGAATCTGGATCATTTCCAAAAGATCCAATATTCATCTCAAACCTAGGTGTTGACATAATACTAAATACAACTGTAAATTGTGTAGATTGTCCACCCTTTGAATCAGTAGCTCTTATAGTCCAACTATCATTACCAAATATACCCAAATTTGGTGTATATTTTACATTTACAACATTTCCAGTTTGACCATTTATTGTTATAACACCTTTTGTAGGACTAGTTATAGTAGATAAAGTTATAGCGTCTCCATCAGAATCAGTAACAGTTACGTTAAAATTACTAAAACTATTTTGTGTTACATAAATCGTACCTGTATTTACAATCACAGGAACTGCATTTGCAGGATTAATTGTTATAGTAGCAGGTGGAGAAGTTTGATTATTTCCATCTTTTACCGTAAACGTGAACGAATCAGCTCCAATTAAGGATGCTGTATGTACATATGAGTATACTGCCGAACCAGCAACACCGACTCTAGTCAATGTACCTTTAGTAGGTTGGGCAACAATTGTATAAAATAAATTAGTAGTTTGATCATCTAGACCTGTCAATGTAATAGTCAATGTTCCATTCCAAGAAACACCATATGTAGCACTTATTGCAGTCGGTACACTATCAGGTGTAGGACTTGGTGTAGGTGGAATTGGTGTAGCTGTTGGTACAGGTGTAGGAACTGGTGTAGCTGTTGGTACAGGTGTAGGAACTGGTGTTGCAGTAACTATTGGTGTTGCAGTAGGTACTATTGGCACTTCTGTTGCTGTAGGCGCGGGAGGCACTTCTGTTGCAGTAGGCGTAGGAACAGTAACACATGCTACCATATCAAGCACCTCACCTGTATTATCAATTTGTACAGAAGAATTTTGAGATGTTACATAATACCATCTAGATGTGCCATCAAACGTAGTTGTAAGTCCCGGCTCATTATACACAACAGTACCAATTCCAAATGTTGCAGGAGAAACAGTATCGTAATATAATGTTATTGATGTAGCTGCTGTTGGGCCACTACTACATGCTAGTACACTGGACGTGTATGGTGTTGTCTTGATTGAAATTGATGCCATTTATATAAATCTTTTATTAAACAGAGTTCCTGTCTCTGTTATATATCTAAGATTTATTAGATAGCATTAGGCAAATCTAGTCAACTTAGCAGCTCTAATTGAATTTAGATTTTTACCAGCCGGACTGTACTTAGCAAATACCTCAATATCAAATGAGAATTGTTGATCGTATTTATCAAATATGTCTAATCCAATTTTCTTAGTATATGTTAAATTAGGGAAAGTTAATTTAGCTTGACCTCCAATTCTACCGATATCACTAGATGAATCATTACCGAAATAATCAGTCATTCTGTATTGGAACATAATGTCAACTGATAATGATTTAGAAGTGTCTAATGTACCAACTGCAGATTTAATTTCTTTTCTGCTTTGTTTAGCATCACCTTCTACTCTTAGTGTGTTTAAATTAATCGGTGATAAAAATAAGAAAGCTCCACAAGAACGACCACCTAAAAGATATTGATCATTTGCATCGAAAGACATTTTAAAAGTTCTATCACCAGCTAAAATTAAACCAGATGTTTTTTGGAATGCTAATTGTTTTGTAGCCTGAATAGAATCTACTGCCGAAACTGCAAACGAATTTCCAATAAAATTATTTATACCGCTATATATAAATGAGGTTCCAGTTGCATAAGTTGCCGTAATAGGCATAGTATAAATAGCATTATTTACTATTGCTTGAATATTATTCTGTTGCTCAGTATTAGTAACCGCAGCATCGTTTGATGCAATAGTTTGTAAATCTGCATATAAGTTTTGTAAATCTGGATGATCTTTGTGTATGTATAAACCATTATTATAATTAGCAGCACCTACAGTAGATACGCTACATACGTCTATTTTATCTTTAGTAAAATCACCAGATATGTTTCCAGTAACACCTGTTGCACCCTTACCAAAAGTTCCAGTCCATATAAAATCAACAGAATTACCATTTCCAGTTGGAGTAATTAATTGAATTGTATTAGCTACACCTTGAAATGTTGCATAACTAATAGGATATTCATAATTTGTTAAATTTGGAAGTGCTCCTGACAATAATGATTCAGTAACATATAATGGATTTTGATTAGCAATATCCATAAATCTAGAGTAAACAAATTGTCCACGTCTTTGAGCAGATTGATATGGTGCTTCAGCCAATAACGCATATGAGTTAATAGAAGTAGCATCTATATTTTGATATTGAATAGGAACTAAATCATATTTACCTTCAGATGTATAATAATTATCTGAACTAATTTTATTATCAGTATCTGCAATTCCACTATCATTTAATCTTACACCGAAACCGCTATCTGCAATTGCAGAACCCGCAGAAGTAGATCTATATGCTGGTAAATTTCTATCACCAACTAATCTTGAAACTAATTCTAATTTAGTAGCCTTTGTATTTTCTAATAAAAGTTTAAATGTTTTAGTAACAATGTGACCTTTCTTAATAGTTAAACTTGCAACCTCATCTGTGTAATATCCAGCAAAGATTTGGTTTTTAGTATCGTTGTTAATAACAGTAACTGTACCGTCTTCATCCATGATCTTAACAAGAAGTTCACCAATTTCCACTTCAACAGTAACTTTAAGTGATGCTATTTGAGCTTCTAATTCTGCAATTTTATCATAAACCGAAATTGGTTTTTGTTCAGCAGATAAGAATCCCGAAGCAATACTCGTTGCACTATGTGCATAATATTTTTCATTAGCACTAAAGCTATCATCAATGTGTGTAAATACACCTTTAGATGTTAATTCTTCTGAGATTTTAACAGCAGCTGTTTCAGCAGCGTTAGACATTAACAATGCCTCTACGTTTGTAGTATCAATTTCAGCAATTGGGAAATCAATAGTAATTGCTTCAGACCAATCAGAATATATTGGATTTGCTGGATAACCAGCTTCGGAAACAGATTTAACTCTGATTTCTACTAATTCACCTTCGTTAATTGCAATATCTAATTGATTAAAGTTAACTTCTTGTGCATCTTCAACCAAACTAGCTTGCCACGCAAACTTACCAGAAACAGTATCTCTATATCTGTCTCTAGCTTTAGTTGTCATTTCATTCCAATTTGAGAACACTGCAGTTTTTTGTCTTGTACCTTCGGTGAAAGGAAGTTGTGAAACTTCACTTGCTTTTCCACTTGTAGACAAGTATCTATATTGTATAATAAATTGTACAACACTTTGATCAACTGTATCTGCAACTTTTTTAGGTTCTGGAATAGCCCAAAAACCTCTAACTCTATATTTTGGAGTAACTGTAGTTGTATTAGAACCCGAAGCCAATGATTGGATTTGGTTTACAATACTATTGTATAAACTCGTTTCGCTAGTTCTTTCAGTGATAAGTGAATTTAATTCGTTTTTATCCTTATCCTTTTGAATATTTGATTCATATTTCTTAGTAGAAATTTCAGCTCTTTTCTTAACTATAATTTCATCTAATTTTTTAATCTTCTCTTCAACAGAAACTTTGTCAGCTGCTAACTTTTTGATCTTGTCAGCACTGTCATTAGCTGTAAGGTGTGTATTAATTTGTACCACCTTAAAGTTAGTAAGATCCAATGCCGGAGCATCGGGAGTAATACCTTGTGTAGCTGGTGGAATAGCATCTTCTTTAAGAGCATTAATATATCTACCAAAGTCAGCGACTTCGGTCTTGTAATAATCATCTAATCTTATTGATGAACCGTCTGCTTGTACTAGTGTTAATTCGTTAGAATAAAAGCTAATACCCGGTGACCAGTTTTCTGCCAATATTTTAGAGTCAGGATCTATTGCTTTAACAAATATTAAAAGTCTTTCATTAAAACCAACATTAACTTGTATGTTTAAATTATTATCATCGTTTTTATAAATTCCTAATTGATCAGCACCAATCTTAATAGATTCATAACCTTCAACTAATAATAGTTCTACTTGATTTGTAGATCCGTCAATTCTAGTGATTTTATATCTAGTGTTTCTAAGACCACCTTGAATCATAAGTTCATCACCAACTTTTAATGTTTCTGTTTCAGCAAAAGTCTTTGTAGAATCACTATATGTTAATTTATCTAAAGCATATAATTTTATACCTCTTTTAGTAGTAACACCATCGACAGTTTCTTCTCTCTTAGAATTATTAATTTTTAATACATCAAATTTACCAGTGTATTGTGCATTTCTATAAGGTAAATCTCTAGTGTCTTCGTCTAAAGTATATGATAAACTATTATTTGCAATATCTCTAATTGCAGTAGCATAATCTATATTTTCTCTATTCTTAAAGTTAGTGTTAAAATAATCAACAGTAACTGCATTCGAAGAATCAAATAAAATTCTTTTAACTAATATCTTTTCAGTACTAGTTGGTATTTGTCCACCCACGTTAATCGTAGTGGTCAATAAAGGATTTAAGAAATCTTCGAAGAAATAATTAGGCTTGGTTGAAAAATTAACAGGTCTATTGAACACTGTAATATCATTAGCTGGAGATTTTAAAGTAGATGTAATAATATTTTGATAAGTACCATCTGGTAACTTAATTCTAGTATTACCTTTACCTAAACCTGCTAAAGATTTTAGATTAGTGTCTAATCTTTCTAACTCTCTTTTCATATAACCAAATGACGGCACATAAACTGTTTTAGTTCCATCAGTAGTTATTATCTCAAGAGGTACATCTTGTTGATCAGTCGTGATTGCTTCATTAATTCTCTCAAAAGTCTTTAAGGAATTAGCATTGATCTCAAGTAATTTCTTGAGTGAATTAGAAATAGAGTTGTTAGTATTCATATTATCTTAAAATATCAGCTTCGAATTGATAATTAGCAGGATTTATACATACTAATTCAATATACGGTTTGTTTGTTATTAATTGAGTTGCGTCTATATCTGCTATTAATTTGTCAAATCCAGTTGTTTTACTAGTCCAAATTTTAATATTATTACCAGACATATTGATTGTGTCAAATGTGATTTTAAAAGTTTGACCGCTTTTCCAAGCAGTAAGACTATCATCAATGTATATATTAAGATTACTTTCAGGATCAGTTGAGATTAAACCCTTAAGACTTAATCTATTTGTAAAAGCTTCTACTCTAGACCAGATTGCAAATTTACCAGAACCATTACCAACATTTCCTGCATCAAATTGTACAGTTGAAGATAATTGTGTTGCAATTGCACCAGCAGCCATGTTCCAAAGGTATACACTATTTAAAGCATAACCGTCAACAGTGCTATTAATTTTAATTTTATTAGGAATAGATTTATCAACTTCTGTACCTTTACCTGCAAATAAAACATCAGTATTATATTGTAATTCTACTGGTATCGTTCCGTCAATTAATGAATTGATTTTATTATGTGCCTTTGTAATTAATTCCAAAAGAGAATTAGAGTCCGCTAATTGAATAGAAGCATTTTGAAATGAATCTTCTAAAGAAACAATTCTACTTAAAAGTGCCGTAGCATTTTCTTTAGCAGCAACTATATTTTCAATAGCATCTAATCTATCGACAACTGCACCATATCTATTGTTTGCTTGAATTAAAAGTTCAGTAGCATTTTCTAACGCAGTAGTTGTATCCATGAATAAATCCATAGAAAACGTAGTAAAATCATTTATACTAGTTTCAACACCAACATTATCTAATGATGAATTAAATTTTAAATTTAATTTTAAAGAGAATGCATTACCATTTAAACCTGTAATTTCATTTGGCTTATACTTAATCTGTTCGTTGATCTTAGAACCAGGTCCATAAGAATCTTGAATATCATCAAGTATTAAAATACCATATAAATTTGTTGCTCTATTAGCAGGAATCGATTGACTATAAATATCATAGTAAACTAATATTGCATTGAAATTAAATTTCTGTCCTTTTTTAGCAAAATCCAATAATGACTTTACATCAACGGAGTTGTTTATTTCTTCATATGCGCTTGGATCAAATTGAATACCTACGCTATTAGTAGCATTCGTTTGAATATTGTAATATGGTCCACTACTTAAAGCGTATGCATCAACAATTGTATTGATGTTGATATTAGGATCAGGATGTGTTTGTCCTGCTCTACCTTCTATATAATCGCTAGCATATAATTTAGTCGCAGATGTATTGTAATCTGATGGCTTAAACAAAACAGTCGGTGTATAACCAACCGAGGTAGGAACATTAATATAAACTTCATGATATGTGTTACCTTGATAAGCAACATCATTCTCAACGTCAATAGTTCCTAAATATTTAACTACCCTGTCATAATTATCACTCGCTAAATTTCCATTAACTTTCTCTGTATAATTACCTAAAAGAGTTTGGTTAGAATCTGCTGTAATAAAATCAATGGCACCTAAAGAAGATAACCATTTAAAGAATATTTTTTCAGCATCTGATTGTAAAATAATTGGATCGTAGTCATCGTCTTTCAACAATAACTCTTCCATGTTTAATGCATAATTTTGAAATGTTTGTGCAAAATCAACATTAGGCATTCCAGCGATATACGCTTGACCCGATGCTTGTTTAAGTTTTAATTCAAAATCTATTGTGTTAGAACCATTAACTGAATCAGTAAAATCTGGAAGATCTAACAAAGCATATTTGCTAAACTCAAAATTTAAATCTGAACTGTTAAAAGCTCTAGTCATATCTCTTGCTGAAGAAGCAAAAGCATACATTGTGCCTCCCATGGGCTGCGGTATTCTAACTAGAGGAGTTGCCATTTATTAATTAAATTTTGTTTTTATAAAATATTTGCTTTATGAGATGAGATAACGTACCATTTGTCGTTAAAACATCTTAGTGTTACTGTAGAATTTAATCCTGTCAATGCAATTGTACTTGCACCTAATGTAACACCTGCACCAGCTAATATAGATTTAGAACTCGCAGCTACATTAATAATAGTTACTTCTTGTCCATCTACTGCTTCTGGTAAAGTAAAATTACTATCAACAAAATATGTGATTGCAGTAATAAGAGTTGGTGTAACTTGTGTAGTTGGAATTGCTGCAGTACCTAATACTCCGCTTTTAATTAAAGTACCTCCAAATTTAGCACTTGATGCAAATGTAGCCGCAATATTAAATACAGCACCTAAATTATTAATAAGTAATAAATTTATACCTCCTTGTGCAACAGTCAACGATGAAGTAGAAACACTTGCGAGTCCACTTAAGGTTAATGTAGTTGGGTTTAATAGTGCCGTAACAGATGCTAACTCGTCGTTTAATAACTCAAAGTTACTATTGATAATCGGTCTCGATGAAGAAACTGAGTCAGTTCCTAAGATTTCAGTAATGTTTGCCATTTTTTATTGTTTTATTATTTTACTTTTAACATGTTTCTTTTTACAAGGTTTTTATTACCATGTGTGTCTTCAGCCTCTAATTGAATCGAATAGTATCCAGGTTCTTTAAAGATGTACGTCAGCCACATATTATTATAGTATATATCAGTGATTTTTGGGTTACTTATATTTGTGATTGTCCATTTAGCATTTTTTCTACCAGGAAACTTAGAAATATCAGTAGATATAGTAACATGTGTTGATCTTTCAACTTCTGCATAATTTGTAAATACTCTAGTATCATCCCATGTTGGATTAAAATGTTCAACGTGTGTTTCACCAGTTACATTAGAATTAGAAGCAGGATTTATTTTTACAATAGAAACAGTATCGAAATCATATATACTCGAATATTCCCAACCTACTGCTAAAATAAATCTAAAAACATCATTTGCACCATTATCATCTAAATCTTCAAATATTGCATTATAATTAAATTTACTAATAACAGGATCAGTACTTGCATTTAATTCATCCATTATTTGTCTCCATCCATTTACATCGTTAAACGTAGTAGGAGTGGTATTTATAATAGTATGTTCACCTACACTTGGCGCGCCAGTTACAGGGTGTTTATAATTAATAACTAATTTATCACCTTGTCGTATGTCATTGATTTTGAAACTTGAAGTTAAATCAGGTCCAACTCTCATGTAATTCCACGCGATGTGCTTGCTGTCTTCAAATGTAAATGTAGATTCGTCCCATATATACGGTCCCGTAGTTTCACTAAAACCTGTTTCAGAATATATGTCCATATATCTTCTAACAATAGAGAATCTCAAACCTTGATCGTCTTCCATGTGCATATAATTAGCTCTGTCTAAAGTCAAATAAAGTGTAGCTAGATTATCTTCAACTAATGTCTTATTATCTTGAGGCGAATTCCAATAACCACCGGCTTTATTCCAAGGCAATTTCTTACTGTCCCAGTTATCAAATTCTAACCACTTATAAATTCCATAAAGCTCTAGATTTTTTAATTTAACATCTATAACATCATTCATTCTATAATGTGATCTGTGTCCAAATAGATCATAAGTTCTCATTTCCACACTATAAGAATCAGCATATGGTAATATCAGTGGAAGTACCAAGTAATCATCGATCGCACCTCTATATGTCTGGTTAAAACCTCTTTCTTTACTTGTAACTACCCATTCAATTTCATAAACCCATGCTTTCCACCAATTGTTCCATGTTATTAACAAAGTTGAATTTGGATCATGAGCATCTTCCCACGTAAACTTAGCCTCGTCCCATACATCATCAAACGAATCAGTTCCATCTAATATAATTGGACAACCTATTGGAATATTTGGATTGTAAGAATATAATTCTCTATCGTGATAAGTTTCGTAAAACTTATAAATTGCGCTTTTTAATTCTACTCTATTTGCAGGTGTTAAATCATCTTCTTTACCTATTCCTAAATTTAAAAACAGGTTGTAACTACCAGCATCATTATTTTGATCTAACGATGGTTTAAGAACCATTGACATATCTTCAATAAAAAGATCTCTATCACCTGGAACAACTTTAAATTTAATTCTATGACCTTCACTAAAGAAATCAATAGCATTTTGATTATTCCAAACGTTTAAATTTCTCTGATCAAAATAATCACCTTCAGCAGTGATGTCAATAATCTTAGCTTGAAGTGGTAAGTACTCTTTTTGTAATTTGGCTTTTAACCCATATAATTTAATTAAAACCTCTTCGGGTGTATAATCAAAAGTTTCAGTTACATTAGGAATATCCCATTCGTCATATGTACCATTAGGTTCATTTAATCTATAGACTAAACTAAACTTACTGGTTTTTTTCATCGTACTAGATGGCAATTTAAAAGCTAATTTCTTTCTAATTGATTCGCCTCTTACAGATGAATGAGGAACTGGAATAGCAAATAATTTACCAAAATTCTTAACAGAACTATCAATGTTTAACCAATATTCTTTAAGAGTTAATTTATCATAGCCAAAGAAATCGATAGCATTCAAAATTGCTTTGTATGTACCAACGAATGGTTTGATGTTGTGAAGCTCTAAGAGAAGTTCCTTTCTTTTTTGATTTAATAAAATATAATCAGGTGACATTTCACTAATGTCATGATCTTTAAATAACATAAAATCTGATTCTGATAAAGATGCACCGAAATTGGATAAAAGGACTGCAAGTCTTTCGTCTTCGGCTACAACTTCTCCGTAAAATTCGATAGTAGCTATTAGAGTTTTAACTCCTAATTTATATTCATATACATTTAAGTTTCTAATATGTGGACCTGGTTTCGTAGAACTTAATGCAATATTAAGTTGAATAGCCACATTAGAACTAGTGTTTAAATATTTAACACCGTCGACAATAGAATCAGTATTTGAATTACTTAATAAATCAATTGTTTGTGACTTTAATTCTTTGATAGTAGGAATATTTCCAGTGTTATCAATGTCATACAAGATGATTGATGTGCTATCAAATTTATTAGTCTGTTCCCACTCAAATATAAATTTAGTAGGAGCAGAAGTTTCTGCTGTAGGAAAATTAATATTAGGATCACCCTTGAAGATACATTCTTCTACGATGAATAAGTTAACAGTTTCATACAAACCTGCAGAAACTTGGGATAAATGAACCGTACCTTCATATACATCATCTTCGTCTTTCTCGAAGTTCAAGTCATATTCTAATCCCCTAAAAAATCTTAAATTATCGTACATTATCTAGTTTGGTTATCGTCTTCTTTGACGGTATAATTTTTATAGTTCTTAAGGTATCTAACGCCTCTTAATAAAGTTTTTAAATTATCATCAATAAACATTAAAAAATATCTAATGATTTCATTTCTTTGAATGTGACCAGACAAAGCTCTACCGATAAATTCACTTGGTGGTAAATTTTCGTAGTCATATCCAGTATGTAGTCTAGAATCTTTTCTAGTTTTTACACTGTCATATCTTCTAACTCTTCTGTATCCAAATAAATTATCAAATAATGCCATTACTTAAGTGCTTTTCTATTTCCAGCCTGTATTCTAGTATAAATTGTTCTAGGTACAGGATCAGCTTCAAAGTTAATACTAACTGCAGCTTCAGCATTCATTAATACATCATCTTCAATAACATCACCATCTCTGTCTAACCATCCACCTCTAAATACAGCAACTTCTTCTTTCTCCATTATAATATCACCCCATTGATCCAAACCTTTTACAGTATCTGGTATGTCATTTGAGTTTATAACTGTAACTACTTTTACATCTTCAATTCTTTTAAAGAAAACATATTTTTGTTTACCATTACCCACAGTTTCCAATGTTACAGGTTCTTGTGGCACAACGCTTACATTAACAGATTCATAGTAACCGTTTCTTAATGCAGTTTCTTCGGTTTCAGAAATAAATTTAACATTCACCGCATCAATTCCTGCAACTTCCTCCAAAATATAAACTATATCAGATTTAGGTAACTTATCTCTTCGTGTAATATTCAATAAATACTCAGAAACTTTGGCTCTAACAGCATTGTATATTTCGTCTTTAGTGTAACCTTCGAAGTATCTAATATTAATATCCATACTATAGTATCTTACTTGAGGTTTAACGAAAACAACTTCAGTAGTTACCATTTGTTGTCCGCTATCCTCTAATACTTTATGCATTGCATCATATTCACCTTGATCTAAAAACATTTCTGATTGTGGAACATTAAAATAATCTTGGTTTTTTGCAAGTTTCTTTTTAATGTCAGGAACTGCAAAAATATAAATAACATTATCGTCATCTAAATATTGGTCATCAGTTGTATTATATGCATCTATATAAGAGAACATATTATATCTTGATAAGAAGTATTCGTAATTATCAGGAGTTGCTAATACAAAAGATTTGCTTGCCATTGGCGTCATGATCTTTGTAAACCTAGTGTCTTCTCTATCACCACCCATTTTAGGCGATGAATTAATAGTTACGTCTAAAAATTGATTTAAATCATGCTCAGTACCATTTGAATCAGTACCAACTGCATCCCATTTAATAGTTAAATCAGGTGAATCATCTAAATTACCTGCCATTCCACTATGCTTCACATATTCTACTTCGATCGTAGCACCATTCGGTGGTATCATTCCAAAACTTCCATTACCAAAATAAAGGTCTAAACCTCCACTAATTCCAGTCTTAACTAAATATGCTTTTTCTTCAGAGCCTAAATCATATAAAGATTCGTGTTTTGTCCAAAGTTCTCCATTAACACTAACACTTATTTTGGTATGATCTGTTATACCACCTGTATTAATACTAAATGATTGTAATTTTTCACCGCTAGAAGTTAACGTTTGTGATTCAAACTTACCTTGAATAATAGCAGTTTTAATAGATCTATAATTTGATTTTTCTAATTTAAAACTATCGTTAGAATTTAAAAGAGTATACATTAATCCATTAGCATCAAATTTAAGTTGAGCTCTAGATTGTATATTCAATGTATTTCCAGCAATCTTTGACATATCTGCACCTGGTTTCCATCTAAATTCAATCTCACCTGTTGCAGCAAATCCTCTAGTAGCATCGTGTCCAGTTAATCTAGACATACCATATATAGATTCCGCTTGTTGAGCAGTATATATGTTTTGTTCTACAACTGAATCTTCAATGTAGAACATAATTAAATCAGATATTTCAGATAATACTGAAATTATTTGGGCAAACGGTGAAGCCACCGTAAATAGAGTGTTAGCTCTACTGTAGACCCTAGAAATATACGTCTGCGCATCTTGTCTGATGTCAGCCGCACCTACTCTAATTCTACTTAAAAATTTTAATTCAGCCATTATTGTATTTACTTTTTTATAACATACTTATTTTTATAGAATACCTGCTATCTATTGTAATATCTATAAATGCAATATCTCTAACTTCGCCTTTCATAAACTTAACATCTACACCAAAATTGTATTTACCAGCTAATGGGCAATATCTATTTATTTGATCAGTTATGTTAGAAACTACATTATATTCATTAACATTTAATTCATATATAATTGTTTCCAAATTACAACCAAAATCCTCAGAACCCATAACTTCTCTCGTATTAGTGAATAGAGCAGTTTGAATCTGCGTGATTAACATTTCTATTTCACTATTAGTTTGAACCTGGTTTTCGTCGTAATTAGGGTCAGTTGGGTATTTTATATATAATTCCATCTATGTATGTATCTTCTTTATTTAGGTATGCATCATCCAATCAACACCTTCATCGCCTTTGATTTCTTCTTCAATAGCTGTAAGTTCATCATCTCCCATAGATTTGATAGCATCATAATCAAAATCAACGTTACCTGGTAAAGCAAATTTAAAAATACCTAACTTAGTACCCAATGATTGTTTGATTTTAGCACTAACATATCTAAAGAAAATTTCGTCGTCATATAAAGCACAATCTGGAATTGTTTCATAAATCTCTAAGATCACATCACCTTTGGGTGTATCACCTAAAAATTTAAGTTCTCCAGTTAATTGTGAATATGCATAAGAAATAGGATTCTCTAGGATCTGTCTAGAAAGATCTGCCATTGATGCGTTCAATACATAGTATTGTAATTCTTCTGCAGCCTCAGCCATACCAGAACCTTCGTACA